TTTATTAATATCCTTAAAAAAGCAACCGGAACTATTCGCTGCGGACAGAGGACAGTTAACTGCCTATTTATAGGTGGTCACTACATCCTTACTGTCAAACATATGTTTCAGAGTTTCGACTCTTTGAGATATGTTCCTGAACGCAGTGAATTCGAAATCACAAAATCAACATGGAACCGTACTCTCAAAACCTTCGAGTTTGATAGTCGTAGACTAATCGAATTCAAAGACGGTTACAATGTTGTTAATGGAAAAACCATTCGAGACGATATAATTCTTTATGAATTAGATCCTAAACAATTCAATGCCGAAACAAAAATTTGGCACCATTTTTGGAATGCCGAATATGATCTCACTAACTTTTTAGTTACGCGAGTCGACTATGAATCCTCCCTGTTTTACCGACATGATCAAGATCAATTTGCAACACACACTGGAATCGTAACAGATGACCAGGTGCTAACAATGCGTGTGAAAAATGCTGATGTTTTTTATCATCAAGCAGCTGTAGCTAACTACACTCCACGCGATGCTTCGTGTGGTACTGGCGTTTTTGCCAACCACACTCAAGAACATCCTTTTCTCGGCATTCACATCGCCGCTTCTCAAAAGGATTCTTTATTCCATTTTGTAACACGAAATGGAATCGAAGAAGCAATTAAGACACGAACGCAAATTTATGTCGCACAGGAAGGAATCACTGACGGAACGCAAAAACTTCTGCCTGAACCTTCAATACTCGAATATGTTGGTGACGTAATCCCCGCATACCAGAATACTAAGACCGAATTAACACCTTCAACGATTTCTGGGATGTTTGGAGAAGTCCTAACAGAACCTTCACCACTCTCACCTGCTGATCCTCGCCTTCAACAGCGAAAAGATGCAGAGTTCGTCCGCTCCCATTTCTATCAAATTTTATTTGAGGGATATCAACAAAACCCCAAATTTTATGAGAGAGAATTGGTTGAAGCCGCCGAATACTTAAAACAACGAAACCGCAGTATTAAATCAAAATCCATAGTGAAGAACCGATTGCTGACCTTCCATGAGACTATCAATGGCATCGAACACCTGCCAGGAAATACTCGAATTGAAATGACAACATCAGCTGGATATCCTTATACTGCGCATAACCTAAAACGCAAGGATTTATTCACTATAGAAGGAGAGACAATTATCCCTGGAGCGCGGATTACTAGAGACTTTGAAAATAGTCTAGAATCACTACGCTCGGGAATTGTCCCTTTCCTTCCGTTTACCTTAACGATAAAAGATGAAAGAATTAAAAAGACCAAAATATACGATCAATTAAAGCCGCGTTTATTCGCTGCTGGAAATATAGTTCACCTTTTGTTAGAACGCATGATGTATTACACTCACGTCATGTCCCACTATCACACGAAAGATGGATATACTTCGCTTAAAATAGATCGCCTGTCTTTAGACTGGCACGAAATGATTGTAAAACTCCTTGAAGTCTCCAATATTGGATTTGACTCGGACTACAAATTTTTTGATAGATCAATAGCGAAAATACTCGTATATATCGGATGCGAAATCGACCTCGACTACATCCGACCTGAAATAGTTTCACTAATTGGTGAGCTCGTTATAACACATTTTTAGAATTGGAGTCTTCTCCTTTCTATGTTTTTATGAATAAGCTTTTCCGAGGAACTGGAACTATGTCATCTGGTCGATTTATGACTTTCATGCAAAATGGAACGATAAACGAACTGTTACATATCTCTGCATATCTCGCGATAACATCTAAAAATCATCCCCTTATTAGCAATATTATTGCTTATGAGAGGACGAATCGAGGTATCCGTGGTGGAGACGACACTGTTCAAACGGTGTCAGCCAACATCATAGAGATATTTAATGGAACGACCTTTTCAAACTGGATTAACGCACATGGAATGACTTGTACTGCCGCTGATAAATCAGACAATCCGAAACCTTTTCAGCCTTTAGCTGATCTGTCTTTTCTTAAAAACAAGACAGGTTATCTCCGGGGATTTTATGTCCCTTTGGCAGAAAAGAGCTCGCTGTACGAAATGATGTATTGGGTTCGCTTGAATAAACATAATAACGATATTCACAAAGCAACTCAAGATAACATTAACGCCGCACTACGAGGTTTTTACTTTTATGGAGAAGATGAATACAACACGATCCGCAAGATTGTTTTGAAGAAATTTCCTTCATATACTTTAACAACTTACTACGAAAATAGACGAATCTGGGACGCCTATTTCTTCTTTCCTGGATCCCACGCAGATTATGCGAC